ATGTAAACGATTATACTCATCCATATTATCTCGCCATCCTTCCACTTCATCAAGATACTTAGCTGATTCAGATTGAGGGTCATCCATAGCTTCTGCCCTATTAAAACTCCTCGGTTTATGAGGTTTTTCAGGAGGGGCTGGGAATGATTCCTGTTCTGGCTCTACGTTTTCTGGCTGAGGCTGAGCTTGTTGTTGAGATTCAAGAGCTTGAAGTCTAGCTTCCATTTCTTGTTTCTCATTTCTAGCTTTATCAGCTTCACTTTGCCAGTATTGATAACGCTTGACATCATTATCAACATCAGTAGGTTCTGCCGCTCCTTCCTGAGGTAACTCCACGGGTGAAGGCTCAGTACTTGGTTCAGAAGGAGTTTCCTCCACCTTATTTGCACGGAAAAATTCATCTACTAAAGCAGATTTACTCTGAGTCTCTTCAAAAGCTGACTCAGGTGTCATATCTTGCTCTTGACTTACGTCAGGAGTTGCCTGTTCGGTACCCTCATTGGGGGCGAATGCGTCTTCCATTAGTTTGTCCTTTTCATTATATAGGCTCTAATTGGACTTAGAGGTACTATCTTTTCTTGCTTGAGCTACGCTATTGCGTACTTCGCTCTTTACCTGTCCAAGGGCATCATCAAGGCGTTTTTCAAATAACCTGCCTGCCGATTTCGACTGGGTTGAGGTCTTATCTAGGTCTGCCTTAAATTTTTCTATTTCAGCTCTTTGCTTAGCATGATATACTTCTCGTTCACGAGTTTGCATATCACCTTTTAATTTTTTAATCTGCTCTTCTTGTTGTTTTACTTGTCCTTGTAGTTGACCAACTATATCTGTTCTTTCCAAGATTCCTTCCATATCAAATACTTCTGTCTTCTTTAATACTTCTTTTTTATCAATAATACCTTTTTCATATGCATCCATATACATCTCAAGCTGTGCATAACGATTAGTTGGTAATGTAGAACCTGTAACAACGACAACATCAAAACTTCCTCTAGATATGTCATTTATAACACTTACTTCTCCAGTTTTATCATCATATAACTTTTTATTAATAGCTACTTCAGATAAACTATTGTTAGGTTGCACTATTCTTACTATTTTTTCAGCCTGATAAAGTTCCTGCATTAATGGAATAGCAACTTTTGCCATCCTAACTAATCCAGTCTCTATATCCTGTAATTTAGATTTAATTTTTCTCTGTCCAAATTCATCAAGAGAAACAGTTGCTTTATATGTATGAGGTGCCGCTTGGGCATTTCCTTGCATTAATTCATATAATCCTAAAGCATGGTCAATATCTGATTTAGCAATTTGTTCATTTTGATAAAGAGTATTTGGTAAGGGTGTAGGCTGGACTGGTTGAGGGGCTCCAGAATCCATATCTACTTCTATTGCAACTCCGGGTTGTGCCCATCTTTGTTCAAAATCCTGCATATCAACACTTCCAGCAGGTATTAAAATCTTTGTATTCGTACTTGTAGTAGCGTGAGCAATAATTAAGGACCGTGTCTTATTGATATACTCTTGCATATCCTTAACCATCCTAACATCAGATACCGGGTAGGGTGTTCTAGTGTGAATGTTCATAAATAAAACAATAGGATAGTGTTCCATAGGGAGTATTCGGGAGTAGAGATATTTGTCTCCCATAATGACGCACATTTTAACCCTTTGAACTGGAACAGACACGGTCTCAATTAATCCTTCATTAATTAAGTCAGCATGAGTAATTTCTTCAATCTTAGGTAATTCCGGAGCATCTTCTCCTTCCGCTTCTGCCTTTGCCGACATCTGTTGATGTTGTTGCATCATTTGATTGATTATACCCTCAGCTTTTTTAGCATCAGTTATAGGTTGTCCGTTAATTTTTACAGCAGGTCTTGCTAAATACGCTTCCATCTCATCTTCTGAAAAGACTTCTTCACGATTTTCAATGTTATTTTTTACATGAAATCGTTTAACCCATACTTTATAGTAACGCTCGTAACCCCTTATATATTCGGAGCTATCCCCAAAATTAATATCTGTTTTAGTAGCGGTATCTTCTGGGAAAACTATTCCCTTATCATCTATTCTTTGTGTAGTCGGTCTATCTGTATGTAAGTCGGATTGAGCATTTTTAATTGACTCTTCATATTGCGGATACATATACTGAGCTTGTTCTTTAGTAAACATACGACTGATAATAATATTTTCTGCATCTTCTGCTAACCTATCTCTTGAATTTGGGTCCACATAAACATCTAATGGGTCAACGTCTTTAATACAGACTTCTCCACGACCATAATCTTTCAAGGGGTCAATATAAACCATCATAGCCCCCATCCCCATAGTATAATAATCATCAATGCAATTACGGAGTGCCTGAGTTCCGTCAGAGATATACCACATATATTCTAATAACCCATTAAAGACTTGAGCCACCTTATTATCGGAGTCTTCTCTGGGTGAAACTCTAAATTGTGGTTTGCCTGAAGTTAAAAGAGCCTTTGCGGCTTCTACTGCTGGGTGAATACGGTTAACAACGAGTGGTGCTTGACCCCTCTCAAGTAAAATTCTTTGTTGTTCAGCAGACCATTGTCTTCCTAAACGGAATTCAGCGTCTTCTTGGGCTTGTTGTGCCCATAATTCTCTTTTATTGGAATAAGATTTGAATAAAGCCTGTGTTTTTTCAACGACATCCTCTTGAATATCGTCTTCTCTCTCTAGGTACGCCATTGGGGCGAAATTACAAACTACATAGTCAACCAGTCAAGTATAATATTAGGTTTCTTTTTCATTTCTCCACTTAAAAATTCTTTTTGCCTACAGGGCTTAACTCCATTTATTGCGTAATATATGGCATCTAGTATATCATCATGCTTTCCCCTAGGGTAAGAAAGGAACTCTTGTTGAGCATGAATATCCTCTGGTCTAAAGAAAAATTCACCTCGAGCAAGAGGGGCTACCAAGGACAACAGTCGTTCGGATTTTCTTTGTCTTGGTTTTATGCCTTTTTCCAATCCGGGTATATAAAGGGATTGTTCTAGCATCATTTTTCTTACGTTACTCCGTAGTGCCTCTTGATAGCCCACAGTCTCTATTTTCATTTTTCTCGGCTTATATTTCTTATAAATATTGATAATTGCTTCTGGTTGAAGGGCAGGGTCCATCTTATCACGGAGTATGTCAACAATATATTTATTCCCATCACCATCAACAGCCATAGTAGCAACAACAAAGAAGTCACTCCTAGCAGATAAACTACTAGCAGGGTCAATCCCACAATATATATCAACAGGCTTAATATCTGGTTTATCACCCACATTACGAACAAGTAGATTTTGTCCGTTCTCTCTTTTATAAGTGTAATGGTGTAATTGTACATATTGCGGTTTAAATGGAGCATTATCGGGCGATTGAGCCTCATTCATGTATTCCTGATAAAAGCCATTAAGATTTCCTACTGACTCAAACTCAGACTTAATCTGTAATATTCTCTCCTCTGGGAATCGCTCTTCCCATATTGATTTACCGTCATCTCCATAAATAGCATACCACAGGACATTCCATGCTGAAGATTCCTTTGCCCAATATAAGAAACAATCTTCAGAAATAACAGTACCAATCATCACAACCCTTCCTTCATCTGAAAGTGATGGTATAACAGCTTCAGTAACCCATTTTCTATTTTTAGCTCTACCTTCTGCTGTAGCCGCATTTAACTCAGATTCATAATCATCTATTATAATAAGATTTGGTCTAGTGTCTCCTTCAATAAAACCCCTCACTCTTTGACCAGTACCTACTGCTATTATCCTAGCTCCATTAGACAAGACAATATCATTATTTGTCCATCTTTTAGCTGTTTCTGCTCCATAATTCCCAAACATCTGTTTAAAATTATTAGAGCTATCTAAGTGATATTTAATACGAGATAAGAAATTAATACTCTGAGATTGTGATTCAGATATAATAACTATAAAAAGGTCCTCACCCGATGGCTTAAAGGCTATTTTGTGGAGGGGTAGAATCAAGGAGGTGACTGTACTCTTCGCAGTTCCACGAGGAGCTGCTATCAGCACACGCCTTAGAGTCTCATCGGATAAGGATTTATAAATTTCATTATGAAAAGGAGGTATTGTCTTATTTAAAGCAGTAGGAAACATAGTCCTACCAAACAAACCTATATCTTTTTTAAGTTTCTTTAGAGCATTCTGCTCTGCCCATTTCTGTTCAAATGAATCTATCTCAATTATCTGTTCCATCTAGGGGCACTTCTTTTTTTCTCGTAGCTATCAATTTATTCTCTTCTTGATTTATAGAATCTATTAATGACCTTGTTTGTACAGCTTCTAGCTTGTCAGTAACTGTAACTGTCTCTTTATCTTTCATACCATGTATTTCCATACCATCATTAACAAAACCTCTAATACCATTTACATCTTCTTTCTTTAGAGCTATATCAACACCTTTCTTCATTAAGTCTACAAAATAATCTGCATCCATCATATTAGATGCTAATAGCTTCTGTGCTTCATCTCTCTTCATAGTTTTAAATGTCTCCGTTCTCATATGACGTTTTAATTTTCTTCTCTTACTAACCGATACTGAACCATAAACTTTATCAATGGCTACATCACGATTCTCTGTTACTGCCGCCCAAAAGGCTAAATCTTTATAATCATCAGAATTACACCTTACTTCTAACCAGTTCTTACCCGACATAGTAGTATTGGTAACTCTACCACCACAGTTAAGTTTTTTTGATGGATACTTACTATCCCACATAATATAACCAAAAGGAAATCTGTAATAATAAGAACTTCTTTTATCATCTGTAACATATTCCTTCTTTTTTATAATACGGGCTACATAATCGTCATCAGTTAGTGCATAATTACCCTGTTCCTGCTTCTGCCAGTGCCTAAAAGGTATTTTAGCCTTGATAGCCTCATCCTTTGTATAG